GTGCTAGACAAGAAGCTTTGGCTGAAAAAACTAGACTAAAAGATGAAGCGTACGAAGAGAGAGTTGCGGCTACATCAGGTGCTAGAGGCAGAAGATCATTATTAACTGGTACAAGACAAGGCGGTTCAGGCTTTGCTTTGAATTCAGATTTAATGAGCAAGAATACTTTAGGCGGATAATATGGTAGTAGAAACGAATACTGTAGAGAATGTAAGCCCAATATCTTCTCCAATAAAACAATTGTTAGCAAGATATGAACATGCAAAAACTATCAAACAGCAATGGGCTGATACATATGAAGAGTGTTATGAGTATGCTTTACCACAAAGAGAAAGCTTTTATCAAGAAACTCAAGGCAGAAGACGCACGGATCGCATCTTTGATGAGACTGCTGTAGTTGGAGTACAGGAGTTTGCTTCCAGACTACAGTCAGGTATCGTTCCAAACTATGCTAGATGGGCAGATTTTGTAGCTGGAACAGAAATTCCTAAAGAAAATCAAAAAGAAGTTAATCTAATGTTAGATGATGTAACCAATTATATATTTGAAATATTACAAAACTCTAACTTCTCACAAGAAATACATGAATCATTTTTAGATATAGCATTAGGTACAGGCATCCTACTTGTTGAAGAGGGAGATGCTGTACATCCTATAAAATTTAAAGCAATACCATTACCTCAAGCAGCTATGACATCTGGACACGATGATAAGGTAGATCATATTTTTAGAAGACGTATGATTAAAAACAAAGAATTACCTGTTGCTTATCCAAAAGGTGTGTTTGATGAAAGAATGATGATGGATATGCAAAAAAATCCAGACAAAGAATGTGAAATAATAGAGGTTGTATACCGAAATTACTACAATACTAAGGAAGAAGAGCATCATTTTTGTGTAATTTCTAAGATGCATGAGCATAAAATCTATGAAGAAACCTACAAAGGACAGGGTTCTAACCCATATTTAGTCTATCGATGGAGTAAATGTGGCGGTGAAACTTATGGAAGAGGTCCATTAATGTTGGCAATGCCAGCAATTAAGACAGCAAATTTAGTAGTAGAGTTAATATTAGAAAATGCACAGATGTCTATATCAGGTATGTATCAGGTAGAAGACGATGGTGTTATTAACGTAGATAATATATCTTTAATTCCCGGCACTATTATTCCTAAAGCAGCTGGATCACAAGGATTAACTCCTGTTCCGTCTGCTGGTAACTTTAACATCTCAGATTTAGTATTGAGAGACATGAGAACAAATATTAAAAAAGCTTTATATAACGATATGTTAGGCAATCCTAACGAAAAAACACCTATGTCAGCTACTGAAGTAGCAGAAAGACAAGCTGATTTATCTCGTCAAATAGGTGCTGCTTTTGGCAGATTACAAGCAGAATTAGTAGTTCCAGTGTTACAAAGGATAGTATTTATCCTTAAAAAACAAGGAAGAATTAAGCTTCCTAAAATAAATGGTAGAGAAATTAAGATTCAATCTACCTCTCCACTAGCACAAGCACAACAACAAGGCGATGTAGCTACTGTCGACAGATTTTTAGGTATGATACAAGGTAGAGTTGGTCCAGAATTAGCTAATATATTAGTTAATCAGATTGAAGTTGCCAAATATATAGCTAAAAAACTAGGCGTTCCAGAACATCTGGTACGTTCAGAAGAAGAAATGCAAGCTGCTGCACAACAAATGCAACAGATGATGCAACAACAACAACAACAACCAACTGAAGAGGAGACACCTCCTCAATAGGAGACATTATGACAGAGAAAAAGCCCGATATGCTTATTGGTTTAGACGGAATAAAAAGAAAACCAAAAGATGAGGAGAACTTAAATGCTTTGTTTTACGCCCTGTTCAGTACATCTGGCGGATCTCACGTACTCAAACATCTCAAAGCTTTAACATTAGAAGCTGTTGCCGGTCCAGAAGTAACCGATCAACATCTTAGACATTTAGAGGGACAAAGATATTTAGTGGGATTAATACAAAGAAGAATTAACAAAGGCGCAAGCCAAAACATAGTAAAGGAGAGTAAAGATGAGTGAAGAACAAGCACAAAGTGCAGAACAACAAGCAGAGCCTATGCAACAAGATGTAGGAAATAATGACGTTTCACGTGGAACAGAAATAGATTCAGGAATTAATACTTCTGTGCCTCAAAGACCAGAAATAATTCCAGAAAAATTTTGGAACTCAGAAGCTGGTGAAGTTAATATTGATGACATGGCTAAGTCATATGCTCATTTAGAAAAGTTTGCTAGTGGTAAACAAGAAGAAGTTAGAGAAGCTGTGATTGCAGAGTTGCAAGCCGAAGCATCTGAAGGACTTCCAGAAGATCCAACTGGTTATGAGCTTCCTCCATTAATCGAGGGATTAAACGAAGAAATAGTGGAGGCTAACCCATTAACAGGTTGGTGGAGAGAAAAATGCCACGAAATTGGTTTGGATAACGAACAATTTCAAAGTGGTATTAATAAATACATAGACATGATGAGTGCTGGCGCACCAGACTTAGATGCTGAAATACAAAATTTAGGTGAAAATGGGAAAGAAAGGATAGAAGCAGTTAATGCTTGGGCATCTTCTGTATTTCCACCAGAAGAATTTGAGACTATAGCTAGTACTTTAGGAACATCTGCTCAAGGTATTGCGGCTCTTGAGAGGATTATGGATATGAATCAATCTAATATGACTACAGCAGACGCTGTTGCTCAACCAACAAGAGAGTTAACAATAGCTGATGTTAAAGAAATGATGAATGATAAACGTTATTTTGACAATAGGTTTAGAGAAAAATCATATGTAGATCAAGTAGACGCTGCATGGAGAAGATTGCAAACTGCTGGCAAAGTTTAATGCTAGTAGTGGAAAAAGGAACACCAGCTCATTCATTCGAGCTGGCGTTCAATCTTAGGCAAGAAGATAAATATGAAGTAGCAATAATAGGACACGATCCATTAACTGCACTAATAGCTCCTTTTAGATATACCAGAGAAAACGTTAACACTTATACTATTTTAGATTTGCAAGGTAATGTTAAGTCTATGTTTGGTGTTGTTTCACAAAGAAATAATCCTAAACATGGCAGCGTATGGTTTCTTTCTAGTGAATTAACTAAGCAAGAATGGAAATATTTCTTAAAAAGAAATAAAACATGGACAGAATACTTCTTATCAGACTATGATTTTGTGGCAAACATAGTACCTAAATGGAATAAAAAGACTATTAGATGGTTAAAATGGCAAGGTTTTTCCTTTAAACATAAAGAATTAATTGTAAATGGCATAGAAATGTTATATTTTTATAGACAGATACGTAGTGTATCTAATAAGATACAGCCCATTTTAGGGGATATCGGTCCAAAATGGACAACCGATCTAAGCTAGAAGTGGACAACTGTTAGTTTAACAATTAACAAATTGGAGGCTTAATATGGCTACGCAAATTACTAATGCGTTTATTAAGCAGTTTGAAGCCGAAGTCCACATGGCTTATCAGAGGATGGGAAGCAAACTGCGTAATACAGTACGTCAATCAAATAACGTACAAGGCAACCAAGCAAGATTCCAGAAAGTTGGCAAAGGAGCAGCGTCTACTAAATCTAGACATGGTCAAGTCAACACTATGGAAGTTACACACTCAAACGTAGATGTCACATTAGCTGATTACTATGCTGCCGACTATGTCGATATGTTAGATCAGATAAAAACAAACATCGATGAAAGACAAGTGTTAGCTACATCTGCTGCGGCTGCTTTAGGAAGAAAAATGGATCAACTAATTATCGATGTACTCGATGCTGGTTCTAACTCAAACAATGTGGTTCATGGTTCAGCTGCTTTAACATTAGCTAAAGCACTAACAGTATATGAATCATTTGGTGAGGCAGATGTACCAGATGACGGACAAAGATACTTTGTTGTATCACCTGCTGGCTGGGCTGATTTATTACAAATCGACCAATTCAGTAGAGCAGAATATGTGGGAGAACAAGATTTACCATATGCTGGCGGTATGACTGCTAAGCGTTGGTTAGGCTTCTTGTGGTTCACACATTCAGGACTTTCTATATCTAGTACCACTAGAGATTGTCATGCTTATCACTCAAGTAGTGTTGGTTTGGCAACT